ATGGCTGTAAATCAAGTGATTGAGCTTGGTGCAATAAACGTTGTGCTCACTCCGCATCCTACGGGGGCGTACAAGAGATTTTTTGAGCTCGTCTTGCGTGCTCGTATCAGGGCGCCCATCTTTGGCGGGAAGTGGGGAATCTTTAGCGCATTGGATCCAGTTGCCGGCAGAAACGGCGATGTTGTTGGCTTTAGTGGTGTGATTTCTACATTTACGAAGCTTGATAAGAATCTGCCGTGGTTCAACGAGGATACTGCGCAACCTGCGTCAGATGACGACTTGGATGGGCTGGCGATCCTGGATCATCTTCAGCCTAATCATCAGGGGTGTTCTTTCTACTTCGATTTGCGGCAGCATATTTTCATCTTTGAGACTCTTGCTCGCAAAGGTGGTCTATCTCCTCGTTTGATGAAAATTTTCCTGGATCGAGTATTTTTGGCAGAGGAAATTTCTTCGGAAATAAGGCCGCCTAAGCTCACTGTTATTCCAGATGCTGATGCGGTTGACGAAATCCTGGGCTGGGAGAGGATCAAAAAGTTGACGATCCACGCCACAAGGCCGAACCCCGGTGACTATGATGAAGATGACCTTGCTGAGTTCGAAGAATCCTTGGTAGAGCAGAACGCGGCTTCCGTCGACTTGGTGCTAAATGCCATGGAGGGTGAGTTCTTGCAGCCTAGTGACAGGACTCGAACTCTTACTGCAATCAGTGCAGATAACGGCTTCGTGGTTGCCAAAGGGCAAGATGAACAAGGGCATCCCAAGACACTATCGACGAAGGACGAGTCACCATTCTGGCAGAGAAAGTACTTTGATCCTGACGTTGAGATTTTTGGCTACGCCTTCGTAAGGATGGCGCAAGCGGCAGTGCGAACGATCGTTCAAAGTCGGCGGAGTAGGGCTTAACACATGAAAGTATCGGCTGCGTACAACGGTGTTCGAATTGCGTTTCGCCGATACTGGTCCACCTATGGGGGGATGTCATACGTGTTGACCTCCCCCTTCTGTCACGCAGCTGTGCTGCTCACGCTGCTTTGCACTCCATTCTGGTGGTCGGGAGACTGGTGGGAGAAGAGTCTTTCGGTTCTCCCGTCGCTTTTGGGGTTCTCGATCGCAGCATTTGCACTTCTTTTGGCTGTCGGGGACGACAAGTTCAAAGTTGCAATGGGTAGAGAGCGCAGTGGTGGAAGCGCCTCTACCTTGAACGATCTGGCTGCCAGGTTTTTTCATTTTTTGATGATTCAAGTGCTGGCTGTGCTTTTTGCATTCTTGGCGCTCGGGCGTCCCGCGACATGGCTGGTGAACAATGTGCCAGCCTTCGATCAAGCGACTGTTTTAGGATTATTTCTACTAATCGCAACGAAGATCTTCCGATTTTCCGGTTTCTTCCTTCTTTCGTATTCACTGATGACGGCGCTCGCTGCGACTCTCTCGCTTTTCAGAGTGGCGACCATTTTTTCGAAATTTGTTAGCGCGCAGCCTCCAGGGCCGGCTGCAGGATCGGGTGGTGCAGTTGGAAATGCCGCGGCTCATAGCAGGGCTGGAGTCCAACAACCAAGCCAGCGGGATCCGAATGACCCGTAGCGGCTTGTGATCATCATATAGCGTCACTCGCCAGGCAGTTGCTCACATCACGCACCAGCTGTCGCGCGGCCACGATCAGTCCGTCGATATGGAAAGCGCCCAATTGTTCGTCCGGGCCCCCTTCGTTGCGCGCACGGTCGGCGGCCTGCAGCAGATCTAGCAATGCTGTGAGCCCAGACATCGAACGGCGCAGCGAGGCGTGATTGCTGGCGCCGAGGGTGAGGCTGCGGCACGGCTGTCCGTCGTCGCCATCGGCGTGGCTGATGGCGTTGAGACAGGCGAAGAAGGCGGGCGACTGTGTGGGCAGGTTCTGTTCCTGCAGGGCGCATTCGATCTCGCGTGCGAGGTCTTCAGGCACGTCGGTGGCAATGTTGCCGATCAGGGCGTGCAGGCGGGGATGGATGGCGGTGCGGTTGGTCATGGCGAAACCCTCACTGGCGTAGGTCCACCTTCCGGAGCGAAGGTGGCGGACGGTGCGGGTTGGCGTACCAAGGCAAACAAGCTTCAGGGGAGAAGAATGCCTGGCGGATCTGGCGATCCCCACGCACCGGCCGCCATTGAAGGCAGTCGGTGCATTCTCTCTGCTGCGATTGTTCTTGCAGCCCCTAAATCTTGTTTGTTTATTCGAGACGCCAATCCCGGCCCAGGCAATCTGCCTCGGCGCGGCGATCATCACGCCGGGCAATCACATCGGTCTGTAAGGAAAGTTCCCAACTTTCTCCAGGCAGGCCGGACGTTTCCCGTTGTGTGCCGTCCAACACCTGCGAGTAGTGCGGCGCGTCACTGATGGCGCAAATCGCCGCCCCTGCCGACCGTGCGCATGACGCCTTCGGAGCCGCGCCGCCATGCCAATCACGTCACCTCGCGCGGGAGGGGGGGGGCACGCCACGAATGAAGGCAGAGGGTTCCATTCCTGCGCTGTCCCACCGCCCCGGGTAGGCGTAGTCTCAACCTCTCGCCGTACCCATCCACGCTGGAGTGTCACCATGCCGCTCGCCCGCATCGATGTTCGCAAAGGTAAATCCGCCGACTACCTGCAACGCGTCGGCGAAACCATCTACCAGGCCATGCGCGCGGTGGGTGTGCCGGAAAACGACCGCTTCCAGATCTTCCAGGAACACGAGCCCGGCACGCTGATCTACGACCCCGGCTACCTGGGCGTGGACCGCACCGACGACTTCATCTGCATCCAGATCACCTGGAACGAAGGGCGTACGCTGGAGCAGAAGAAGGCGTTGTATGCGGGCATTGCCGAGGGCCTGCACGCGGCAGTGGGCATCCGTCGCGAGGATGTGTTCATCAACCTGGTGGAAGTGAAGAAGGAGAACTGGTCGTTCGGGAACGGGGTAGCGCAGTACGTGAGTTGATGCGGGAAGCGCATCCACGCATGGCCTGGATCTACACCTCGCTGCCGACCTGCTCGCCTTCGGTGACCGCGGCACTGCGGGCCGCCTTCACTGTGTCGGCACTGTTGGGTTGTTCGCACTCGATGCTGGTCACGTAGCCGTCGTGGCTGATGTTGTGCTCGGCACGCTTGACCAGCCACTGCCCGTCCACGCCATCGCGGAAGCCCTGCATCACCACCGTGGCTTCGGCCATCAACGTCTCGCGGCCGGGCAACGTGTAGCTCAGCGTACGCGTCTGCCTGGCCTGTTCCTGGTGCTTGGCGCGCGCTGCAGCTTCGGCGGTTTCGCGGTCGGCGTAGGCCATGCGCAGGCGCACGATCGGTTCACCGCTGCCCAGCTTCACTTCCTGGCGCGTGGCACCGCGTACATCGCGATAGTAGGCGATGGTGGTGCCGGTCTTCTCGCGCGAGACGATGCTCACCTTGTAGCCACTGCCATCGGCCGGGGTCAGGGTGACGTCGGCAATGCGCTCACCGCTGGCACTGGTGGATTCACCCCGCTTGATGAACATCAGGCGGCCGCCGCCCGGCTTGGCGATGGCGTCATGCTGCTTGGCCAGGCGCAGCAGCAGGTTCATGTCCGACTCCTGCGACTGCACCGTCAGCGGCAGCGCGATCGATGCAAGCGACCCACTCACGGCAGCCTCCATTCCGTGTTCGCCGGCCATGCGTTGCACCATGCCGCCGATGGTCGTGCCCTTCTTCCAGGTGCGCGTCTTCTGCGTCTGCAGATCGTTCTTGCCGCCCTTGCTGGCCTCGAACGGCGCCGCGCGGGCACGCAGGGTCATGCTGCCCGGGTAGCCGGAAATCTCCACCTCGTCGCAGATGTACAGGCCCATGCGCCGCACGTCACCGTCGTAGCCGATGAAGGCTTCCAGCTCCGCGCCCGCCGGCGGCAGCTGGATCGGATCGGAAGGATCATGGTCGGCCAGCTGCAGTTCCAGCATGTCCGAGTTGTTGTCGGTCTCGTCGGTGATCCGCAGCGACTTGAAGCGCGACCTGATGGTGTCGGTGATGTCCTGGTTGTTGGCCACCACGCGGAATGCCGGTGTGATGTTCAGTCCCACAGGGCCACTCCCTTGCGCTCGTTTGCCGGGCGCTGCACATCCGGCAGGGTGATCGCCATGCCCGCGGGCAGTACCGCGCCGCGTGCGGCAAGACCCGGGTTGGCGTCGAATACCGCGCGCAGGATGGCCGGTGATTGTTCGCCATAGTGCGTGTACGCGATGCGGTCGACGACGTCGCCGTCGCGGGTGTTATACGTTCGTGCCATCGCTGTGCTTCCGCAGGGAGAGGGTGAATTCGTGCCGTTGGATTCCGGCATCGGCAGTGAAACCGGAGGCGGTGGCGTCGATCTTGTCGATGACCCACAGCCCCAGGTTCCCGCCCTTGCCGGTCAGCAACCGCTGTGGCTTGCCCTGCGCGGCCAGCTTGCGCAGCTGCGAGAGCTCATTGCCGGCACCGCGGAACGCATAGTGGATGACGCCAGGCAGCGTCATGCTGGCCTTGCCGGGCCCGGTGTACTGCAGCGCAGCCATCTGGCCGATGCGTTCCTGCGCTGCCCAGCCATACTCGTTGCTCTGCTGGATGTCCTGGAACACGGCGGTGTTGAGGCTGAACTTGAAGCCGCCCAGCATCAGAAGTACCGGGGCGTTGCCGGAATCGTTGGCTTTGAACTGCGACAGCAGCTTGTCCACTGTGCCGGTTACGAACTCGCGCTTCATGCTCAATTCCTGTCTGCAAGGCCACCACGGGCGGCAACCGCGTTGCGACGCTGCAGTTCGTCGGCGGTGCGACGTGCTACGGATTCGCTGGATTCACCTGGTTGCTGGTGGATGGTGATGTTGTTGGTCTGTTGTTGCTGCACGGTGGTGGGTGCACGGGTGGTGGGCGAGGGCATGGCCGGTGCAGTGCGTCCCTGCGCACCGCTCAGCTCAGCCATGCGCCGGTTCAAGCCATCGTTGCTGTCGGTGCCGACGGCATATGCGACCCGTGCCATGTCACCAATGCCACCACCACCGCGTGCCTTCATGCTGCTGTAGATGTTGGCGGCGCCCACTGCGGTCTGCAGCCCGCCCTCGGCGACCTCCAGCGCTTTGTCCTTGGCAGCCCCTACGCCACCACCAAGCTTGTCCATGAACCAGCCGACGCCTTCAATGACCGGCTTGAGCTTCTCCAGGATGCGGTCGAACGCAGCCGTTGCCTTCTCGCTGATCGACTCCCAGATGCTGCCGAGCGTCTCGCTGATGAAACCGGCGACGGTGCCAAGCATCTCGCCCAGCCACACCACTGCTCCCACCACGCCGCCGATGACCTGGATGACCAGCCGGAAGTTGGTCAGCAGCGCTTCGCCTACCAGTGAGCCGATCTGGCCGACGCGTGACAGTTCGTTGCCGGTGTACTGCGCCGGTTCCAGCATCTTCGACAGCCAATCCCAGGCCTGCCCGATCAGCCCGCTCATGACTTCCCAGGCAGGGCGCAGCGGTTCGACCGCGCGCATCAGCTCCCCCATCGCCGCGGTGCCTGCACCGCTGAGACCTTCCCAGACACCGCCCAGGAACGCCTTGATCGGCTCCCAGTATTTGCGCACCAGGATGGCGCCTGCGGTGATCGCTGCGATGGCGATCGTGATCGGCCCGCCACCGATGGCGGCCACGGCAGTAGCAACCACACGGAAGCCAGATGCCAGGCGCATGGCCATCGGCCCGAAGCGTCCCAACTGGGCCAGCAGGCTGCCGCCACGGAACAGCTCGAAGGCCTTCTGCACGGCCAGGATCGGGCCCTGCAGGAACGTCCAGGCGTAGCGGGCGCCGAGCACCGCCGTGCGCACGCCCAGCATGCCGACCACGATCTGCGTGGTGTTGGCGATCAGCTTCGGGTTTTCCTGCACGAACGAGGTGACCCCGTTCAGCAGTTCGGTGAGCTTGACCGCGGCCTCGCCCACCGCCGGCAGCAGCGCGGCACCGAAGGCCTTGGACAGGTTGTCCACGGCGATTTTGGCGCCCTCGATCTTCTGCGGGTCGGTCTGCATCGCATCGGCATAGGCTGCATCGGTGGTGCCTGCCGATCCATTCAGCGCCTTGTCGCGGGCTCGAACATAGGTGTCCCAGTTCTCGATCATCGGCTGGACGAAGTTCTTCGCCTGGGCATCGCCGAACAGTGCGCCGATCTTCTTCTGGTCGCCCGCAGTGGCCTGGATGATTCCCTGCATGGCGGCATCGAAGGGATTGCCACCGTCGGTCTGCGCGTCACCGATGATCTTGCGCAGGTCCAGATTGAGGCTCTTCTTCGCCTTGTTCTGCAGCTCCGGCGACAGGACGGACGACATGAAGTTCTTCATGTTGCTGGCGGCCTTGTCGGCGCCGCCGGCCGAATCCAGCGTGGCCTGGAGGGCGGCGCCGAGGGTCGCGGCCGCCGAGGTGCCCCGCAGCTTCATCGCTTCGAACGACGAGCCCAGGGCAGGCAGCACTTCAGCCATGTCCTTCAGGCCCAGGCCGCCCTGCCGGCTGTTGACGACCAGCACATCCAGCGCGTTCTGCATGCGCGAGGGGTCGATATCGAACGACTGCTGCAGGGCGGCTGCGGCCTGGGCCACATCATCGATGCTGGCGCCGGTGACGGTGGTGGTCCGCCCGACCGCGCCCAGGCTGGCCTGGGCCGACTGCGCATCCATGCCGGCGTCGATCATCAGCCTGATCGAGCGCTGCAGCGCGTTGGCGCCCTGGTTGGTCGCACGCGACTGTTCCAGGATGGCCTGACCCAAGGCGCTCACCTGGGCCCGGCTGAGGTTGGCCGCCACGCCGATCTGCTGGTTCTGGCGGGCAAAGCCGGAGGCGTTCTCCACCGGCTTGGCCAGCGCGGTAACGGCCGTGCCAAGCGCACCACGTGCCTCGCCGAATGCCGAGCCGAGCTTCTCGCGCTTCTCCAGATTGGCGGTGCGCTTTGCCTCGATGCTCTCCAGTGCCTCCTGCGAGGCACGCAATGCGTCGACCTGGGCACGCATGCGAGCGTATTCCTTGCTCGTCGTGTTCAGACGGGCAAGCCTGCGGTCCAGCAGTGTCATCTCGGTGCCGATGCGCTTGATGCCATCATTGGCGAAGGACAATGCGTCCTTCAGCGATTTGGACACCGAGCCGCCGATCGTGATCGTTGTCGTTTGAACGTTATTGGCCATGTACCGGCAACCCCTGAATCCACCAGATGAACTTCGACACCCGCAGCGTCATGATCTCGCGCAGGCCCCAGCCGGTATGCCCGGCCAGGGCAAGCACTCCCTGCCTGATCTGCGGCAGGGTCAGGTGGTAAAAAGCGCCACGCCTGCCTGCAGCCGGGCGTAGTCGCGCAGCGGCATCTTGCGCACGTCGTCCGGCGAGATCTCGCACAGGTTGGCGATCATCCGCACCTCACGCTGGGCGTCGCTGCCCTTGTCGTCCTGGTAGCGCTCCATGTCTTCCACGGTCGGTTCACGCATGCGCAGCACGGCGGTCTCCATGCCGTTGACCTGGCGCGGGCGGGTGAGGGTGATCTCGGCAAAGCCATCGCGCTCGATGACGGTGTCGGTGGGGGTCTTGGTCTTGCTGGACATGAAGGCGTTCCTGGAATGCGATGCGGTGCGATGGATGCGGGGGCGCGAGGCGCCCCCGGGTTCTTCGGTGCGGCGTGGGCTCAGATGCCCAGCGCGCCGCGGATGCCGGCCAGGACGTCGACGCCACCCTGGCGGGCGATCATGTTGACCACGTCGATCTCCTGCACGACCTGGGCGCCATGGGTCAGCTTGTAGTAGCTCAGCGCCAGGCTGACCTTGATCGTGCCTTTCTCGCCGACCTTGGTTTCACCACGGTCCAGCAGCTTCACCTTGCCGCGCATGTTGTGCACGACCTGGGTCACTTCGCCGTCGTCGCCTTCCAGCGCTTCGCGGGCGGTGAAGCCATACTCCTTGCTCTCGATGACGTGGAACTTGGTCATGATCTCCGCGTCGTCCGAGGCGAACTCGACCTCGGCGGTGAGCTTTTCATGGCCGAGCACGATCTCGGTCGGGGCCAGCATGCCACCGGCCTGGAAGTCCTCGGTCTTCAGCGACAGCTTGGGGGCGGTGAAGGACATCACGCTGCCGGCATAACCCTTGCCGTCGACGTAGAAGTTGAAGTTCTTGCGGATCTTGCGCGCCATGCTTAGAAGATCTCCGAGACGTAGTTGTTGTTCATGTGCATGCGGAAGGTCAGCTGCTCACCCGGGTAGGTCGGGGTGAAGTCGAAGTCCCAGTAGAAGCGGCCCTGGGCCACGCTGTCCGCTGCGTTCAGTTCAGGGTCAATCCAGCAGTTGCCACCGAGGATCGCGCCCTGGGTCTTCAGCCCGCGCAGGAAGGCATTGACACCCTCGCGCACGTCATCGACGTAGGTCTTGCTGATGCCGCGATCGACGGCCCACAGGTGGGCGGCTTCCAGGCTGTCGGCGATGATGTCGGCGGTGCGCACCACGCACAGGAACTGCCACTTCGGGTCGATGCTGGTGGTGCGGTTGCCCCACAGGCGGAAGCCCCCTTCGCGGATGACCGTCGCCACGTTGGCCTGGTTCAGCAGGTTGGCGCGGCTGGTGGCATCGGACAGACCGAAGTCGATCGCACGCGCGGTACCGACCACGCCGTTGAGTTCCAGGTTCGACGGCGACGCCCACCAGCCGCGCTCGTTGTCGCTGCGGGCGATGGCACCGGCCACGGCACCGGAGGCATAGCGGGTGACGATGGCATCACCGGACTGCACCAGCAGTGCCGGGTCGACCACGTAGACGCGCTTGGAGCCGGTCAGGGCGGCGGTGGACTTGGCAGCGTCGTCGTTGCTGTTCGGGCCATCCTTGATGATCACTGCGCGCAGCTTGTCGGCAATGCCGAGCAGTTCCGCGACGACCGGGTTGGCCAGCACGGCCTCCGGCTTGGCCGGGTCGGTGGGGTGCACATGGGTGAAGCCGGGTGCGACCAGGATGCGCGGCTTGACGCCAACGATGGACTTGGCAGCCAGCAGTGCATGCACGCCTTCGTAGGCGCCGGTCTGGGCGTTCACGCCGCCCAGCACGTTGGCCAGGGTGGCGCTTTCGTTGGCGCCCTTCTCGACGCGGACGACGACGACGACGGCACTGGACTGGTCGAAGATCGCGTCGAGCGCACCGGGCAGGGTGCCGGCATCGGCGCCGGTGGTGGCCGACAGCTTGGCAGCCTGCGACGACGAGGTCACCAGGACGGGCGTGTTGATGGGGAACGCTTCGGTGTCGGCCAGCGGTGCGGTGCCGACGATGCCGATCACGCTGCTGGAGGCGATGGCAATCGATCGGGCACCGGTATCGATGTTGACGACCTGTACGCCATGGAGAAATTCGGTCATTCGGGGTTCTTCCTCGGTGTGGGTGTGTGCCGGCTTGTGTAGGCGACGGGGTAATGTTCGGAGAATGTGGTTGTCGGGATAATTGCAGCGGTGGCCCGCTGATCGATCAGACCCAGCCGGAGGCGCTGACTCTGGCGCTGAAGGTTGAAACCTGGGCGATACCCCCGGCACGGCGCAGCGCGACGGAAATGCTGACGCTGTCTGATTCGTAGCTGGCCGACTTGGCAGGGACGCTGATCGACAGGCCTGCCGATGGTGCCGCCGATGCCGGAACGAACGAGGGAGCACTGGTGCTGAAAGAGGCTTTCGCGGGCGTGGAACCGGTGATCTGCACTTCGTACTCGGAAACGCTTGCACCTGCCGGAAGCCACTGGCCCGACGCTGCTACTGAGCTGCCTCCATTGCCGCCACCGGCGACGCCTGTGCGGATGGCATAGGTGCCGTCGGCATACATCAGGATCGAGACGGTTGCCGACACGGAGCCGGTGGAGTTGGTCTTGGCGCCATTGCTTGCCGAGTAGCCCTTGCCATGGAACGGTAGCCTGTAGGTGGCGCTGCCGCGGGCCGCCCACAGGTTGGACACGTCCATGCCGTTGATGCGATGGCCTACGTCCGCACGTTTGCTGCCGTACTGGATGTGCGCGTAGCGGCGGCTCAGGTCGGTGCCGCCGATACGGCGGCCCGAATCCTGTGCAAGTGGACCTTCGACGTACGGATCGAACAGGTCGTCAAAGTCGACACCGGAAGAGCGATATCCGCTGGGCATGTCAGCGCTCCGCTTTCAGTGCGCGCACTTCGGCGGCCAGCTCCTGGATGGCCTTGGCCATCACCGGCAGCAGCTGGTCGAGCTTGACCGATGCCACGCGCTCGCCCTGGAACTCGACACCTTCCAGGTCGACCGCTTCCGGCACCAGTTCGGCCAGCTGCTCGGCGACGAAGAACAGGCGGCGACGACCGTCGTCGTTGTACTCAGGCTTGTAGTGGCCGGCTGCCAGTTCCATCTGTTCGACAGCCGCCAGGCCGTAGGGGAGCGTGCCTTCGATGTTCTTCAGCTTGCGCGAAGAGCCAACGTCGTAGCCTCCCGTGGCAGATACGCTGCCGATGAAGGCATGGCCAGTGAACCCATTCTCCGCTGAGTATTGAATCCGATTGCCATCACCCCAGCCTACGTATCCCATGCGTGTTCCATCCGCGCGATGGAACGCGACGTAGCCAGCGAGTGCATCGGTACCGGCGTTGGTTCGAACGCAGCCGCCCGCGCTGATGACCGAGCCTGCTGCGGTGAGGGTTTCATTGAAGGAGGCGGGACCGATCACGGAAACGGAGGAGCCGCGCAGCTCAAGTGGTGCGAAGGCATTCTCGGCCGGATTCACTGATTGGAGCACGGTGTTTCCCGCCCCATTGCTGATGAATCGGATCAGATTGTGTCCCGCAGCTGCCTGGGCATACAGATAGGCATTGATGCGCAGTGCACCAGACACCGTGTCGCCGGCTTTGCTTATCTTGCTTGCCGGATCGAAGTTGCCGCTGGTCCAAATCGTGCCGCCCGCATTCAGCGTTGCGCCATAGCCGCCAGCGGAGTTGGAAAAAGTGAAATTCGGCCCGTTCTTGAAAATGTAGGAACTGGCATCGCCAAGTACCAGGACGCCGTCGTTCGCCACTCCGGCCCAGCCATAAGAGCGAAGCGAGTTTCCATTCACAGCAACGTGACCACTGAAGATTCCGCCGGTCTTGTCCATCTTCGTGTCAGGCGAAAAGTTGCCTGCGTGCCACATCGCCGAGCCGTTCCAGCGTGGCACGTCATTGTGTGCGATGGTCAGTTCGCCTGCGGCGGTCCGGCCGGTATTCCATGACCTCCAGGTCGACTTGCCCTCCCAGGCCCCGATGTACGCGGTTTCCGCGCCGTACTTGCCGAAGCCAAGAAGCGGGTATGTGCCACCAATGAACTGCTGGTCGCGGAAGTCATTACGCGACAGGTTGGCCTTGTCGTTGATCGCCTCCTGCAGCCCGGTCACATCAGCAATCACATGCTTGTGGCCCACGGTGGCGAAGTCACCGGCCAGGGCGAACTCGGAGGCGTGCTTGCCATCCAGGGTGTCGGCGTCCAGGCCGTTGCCATGCCCGGTGTCCTTCAGCGCGGCACTCTTCAGCTCCAGCGCCGTGCGGGCCGCGCTGGTGTTCGCCGCAGACAGCAGTGTCTTCGCCAGCGCGGTCGGGGCGCTGGCGCCGAAGCGCTTGTCGGTGTAAGCGCGCACGCCACGCGGGGTAACTGCGCGCTGGGTGTCGGTCGCATCTTCGGCTTCGGTGCTGGTGGCCAGCTCGACCACGCCGACGACCTCGGTGGTGGCCGGAGGATAGAGGAAGCCGGCATCGCCGAACTGGATCTGCGTCGTGTCGATCCCGCTGAAGCGGGTATCGGTGGCCAGCAGCAGCATCGACGCGGCCGACTTCTCCATGATCGGATCGGCCTGGCCGTAGCTGGCGAACAGGGTGCCGTCGGCCAGGTACAGGCCGAAGCCGCGCAGCGTGTAGGAGGTGGCGCTGTCGTCGCGGATGGTGACGTGCACGGTGTCATCGCCCACCGCCTGGCCGCCGAAGGTGGCGACGCGCTTGATCTCACCGGGCAGCGCGGTGAGCCCCGCGGAAGGCACGAAGGCGGTCGAGGTCAGGCCGATCTGGGTGATCAGCACGGCGTTGGTGCCGGTGTTCGGCGGATTGACCAGCTTGGCGAAGCCGGCATCGGTGATTTTCAAGCGCATGCGGGGGTTACTCTCCGATCAGTTGAAGGCGGCGGAAGGCCGTGGCGTGGGCGGCTGCAAGTGCGCCGACGGCGGCGTCGGCCTGCATGCCCTGGGTAAAGGTGAAATGCGAGCGCACCGGCTTGGTCCGGGTGATTTCGCCAATGACGTCCTCGACGAACATCGCCGTGGCGGACTGGCCATCCTGGTTGGCGATGGTCATCACCGCTTCGAAGGTGTGCGGCGCGCCCTTGGGCTGCAGCTGCCACCACTCGCGGATCAGCACCGAGCCGCCGAAGGCGGCCACCACGTCGCGCACGCTGCCGGCGGTGCCCTTGCGTCGCTGGATGGCGATGGCCGTACGCACCCGGGCGCGCTTCACGGCTTCGGGCCAGTAGGCCTTCCATTCGTCCACCGACAGCGCCCAGGCCAGCCAGGGCAGCAGTGCGGTCGGACAGCGGTCGGCATCCCACAGCGCGGTGATGTCCACCGGCAACGGACGCGCAACGATGGCGCGGGCAAGCGCGCGCTCGGCGTGGGTGGCGTTGGCGGGCAGCAGGTTCGCCGCTGAAGGCACCACCACCTGGGCGTCACCATCGATGACCTCGCCGGGCGCCGGTGCAGCGGCCAGGGTGACCCTGCTGCCCTCGATGACGCTGCCCTGCAGCAGCTGCCGCCCCTGCGCATCGGTGCGGTATGCCGCCTGCAGGCTCGCCAGCGCGCCGCCGGGGTGGCGGAAGGTGCGGTTGCGGCCATCGATCGCGCCGCGCAGGCGCGCGTTGATCAGGCGCGTGCTCGGCTCATTCATCGGTGCCGCCGTGGGTCAGGGTCACGCCGGTGCAGTGCGTGGCCTGGGTTCGGTCCACCACCACATCTGCAGCCGGACGGACGATCTCCACGCGCTGCACGCCCTCGGCATGCAATGCGGCGAACAACCCCGAACGGGTGACATCGCGGCCGAGACGATGTGACTCGCCGATGTAGCGGTCCAGGCGGGTGCGTGCTTCGGCAAGCACGACCTGTGAATCCGGGCCGGCAAAGGTGAACAGCGTGGCGTCGACCGTGTAGTTGACGATCGTGGCCGGCTTGACCAGCACGTGGTCGGTCAGCGGTCGCACGTCATCCGCGCTCAGCTTCGCCTCGACGATGTCGAGCAGGCCCTGGGTGGCGGTTCCATCCGCTTCGCGCGACAGCACCGAGACCACCACTTCGCCGGGGCCGGGACTGGTCGCACTGGCGTCGAGCACGCGCGGGTCCGCGCTCAGCGCATGGAATACATAGGCACCCTCCGGCCCTGCCACGCTGAATCCTTCCGGGCCCAGCTGGATGCGGCGGCGGAAGTCCTCATCGCTCTCATATCGCGGTGGAATGCCTTCCTGCGGTTTGCCCGGGTCGAGCACCTGGCGGACGACGCCGAAGATCGCGGCGAGGTGGTCCAGGTCGCTGCCACCGGCATACGCCAGCATCACGCCACGCGCGGCGTCGTTGACGCGCTGGCGATCGAGCAGGCGCAGGTAGGTGCAGACCTCCAGGATCTTGAAGGCCGGGTCCGACGGCAGCAGCGCGTCGAAAGTGGGATCCAGGGCCTGCAGTGCGGTCAGCGATTCATCGAACATGGCTTCGAAATCGAGCACTTCGATGACCGCCGGTGCAGGCAGCTGGGACAGATTGACACTGGTGAACGAGCCGGATGCCACGGTTAGCGAACCTCGATTCCTTCGATGGTGATGGCCTCGCCGTCCGGCAGGTGGATCCCGGTCACTGCCAGGATCATCACGCCGGGGGCGGGGAGGGAGACGTCGACGTTCTCGACGTGGAGACGCGGTTCCCATCGCGCCAGCGCGTCGACGGTGGCCGCGATCAGGTCCATGCGCAGCGAGCGGTTGGTCGGCGCATCGATCAGTTCAAACACGCGTGAACCGTATTCGCGGCGCAGTACGCGGGAGCCAAGGGGCGTGGTGAGGATGTCACGCACGGACTGGTGGAGATGGGCGAGCCCATCCAGTGATTTGCCGGTGTTGGCGTCGGTTCCTCGCATGGCCTCTATCGTCGTGGAGTGCGGGTTTTCAGGGCATTGCAGGCGTGGCCGCTCAGGCCTGGGCCGGCGTGGTCGGGGCGGTTGGGCCCTGTGCGGTGTGCTTGTGTGCCTTCAGACCGATGGCGCCAGCCTTGATCTCGCCCGGTGTGCTGATGTCCTTGCCAGCGCTGATCGCGCCGCTGACATCCAGATCGCCGGTCGCCTTGATCAAGGGCGTATCGAGCACGATCGATTCGCTGGCGATCACCTGTGCATTCGCACAGGTGACGATGACCTTGCCGCTGCCGACATGGACGTTGAGCGTGGTGGTTTCCTGGTCGTATTCGACGCTGCTGCCGTCGGCGAACTCGGTGCGTTGCCGCAGGCGCGAGTCGGCCGGTGGCGGAAAGCGGTCCTGGTACAGGCTGCCGAGTACCAGTGCCTGGCCGGGGTCGCCGTAGGGGCACGCCAGCACGACCTGCTCGCCCGGTTCGGGCGCGCACCAGCTGCGCATGCCTGGTCCGGCGCGGCGCTCCAGCCAGGGAATCCAGTCGGTAAGCATGCCGTCGGCATCGACGCGAACGCGCCCGTTCGCTTCGTCCAGCTCGCGTACCACACCGATCATCAGCAGGTTGCCGATCAACCGTGCGTGTTCGGCGCTCATCGTGCGCGCTCCGGCAACGGCAGGTAGCGGGACTCATGGGCGCGGCCGATCTCCGGCGCGAAGCTGTAGGACGCCTGCGGCACCACGCCACCGGCGTCGTCCCACGGGTTGTCGCCCAGTGCGATCGGCAGCGACCACTCGACGATCCAGGTGCGCAGGCCCGGCTGTGCTGCCGCTGGGTCTTCGGGCAATGCCGCGATCACATCGATCGCGCCGCTGGCAACGCCGGGAAAGCGGCCGAGCTGGTGCAGCCAGGTCGCGAGGGCGAGGGCCGCGTTGCGCAGCCGCAGCGCTGTGGTTGCATCGGTTGCCGGCAGCACAATGCGTGCTTCGAAGCGCAGCGTGGCCTGCAGAAGGCCACTGCCATCATTGTTTTCCCTGCTGCGGTCACAGCGGGTCATCGCCAGCAGGCAGGCCGGCAGGGGCATCCCCTCAGCGTTGGCGTCGCGATGGAACTCGATGCTTGCAAACCCCGGAAAGCGTGCGCGGATTGCGGCTTCGATCGCGGCAATCAGCGGATCGAGCGTAGGAGGGAGGGGATCGTTCGCCATGTCAGCTCATGCAGGGAAGGGAAGAAGGGCGTGGCCTGTGCGGCGCGCGCGGTCTGCAGCCAGTGTTGCCATCACCGCAGTGGGGTGGCATTGCAGGCGTGGCCGTATCCGGCAGGCTCAGTGCGCGGGAGTGGCGCTGCTGCTGCAGTCGGCAGGTGCTGCCGGCGCGGCGCCATTGATGGTGATGCCGCGCTGGTTGCCGAGGCTGCACAGCAGCGCACTCAGCTGGTCGGCCAGCGCGTGGTACTGCTGTGCGACGGCAACGTGATTGCGCAGCAGCGCGTCATCGCTGGCCGCGTGCAGGTCCGGCAGGCGGGAAGGGGGAAGCAGCTGGGCAGGTGCGATGCTGAGATCAGCGCGGCAGGGCGTGGCCGGCGTTGGCCTTGCGCCAGATGCGCACGAACTCAGCGTCAGCGTCGCCGCGATCACGACCAGGAGTCTTGGCATGGGTCTCGATGTCCCGTTGCAGGGTGTTGAACTGTTCGGTGCGCCGGGCCTGCTGGGCCAGGCGCTGTGATTCGGCCTGCGCGCCTGCGGCGCTGTTGGCGAGGGCCTGCTGGTGCGCGCGCTGGGCTGCATCGGTGCGGGCCGCCTGCTGCGCTGCCCGGGCGGTGGCAGCGGCAAGGTCCGCGCTGCGGTCGCGCAAGGTCCATCCCAGCCCGGCGCAGCTCGCGTGGCTGCCGGCAAGGACCAGCAGTCCGATGCCCAGCTTCAGTGTCCCGGGTGTCACTGCAGGGCTCCGCCGGCGGCACGGTAGGCCGCGCGTAGCGTTTCCAGTGCGTGCTCCTTCTGCCCGTAGCCGGCGCCTGGCAGCGACGCCCAGATGCGTCGTGCCGCGGTGACGGCGGCATCGAAGCGTCCCAGCCGGATCAGCTCGTAGGCACCGCATTGTTTCAACAGGGCGACCGCCGCACGGTCCTGCGAGACCGGGCCGAAGTCGGGCAGGCCCAGGCGTGCGCGCAGGTCGTCCCAGGTGCTGCGTAGGAACTGGTAGCGGCCGGCGGCGCTGGATTTGATGCCATAGCGCGGCAGCGACACCAGCACGCGGGGATGGTCGCGGTAGTCGGTGAACAGCTGGCCGCCGACGATGACGTCGTAGCCGTGGTCACGTGAGCGCTGGCCCGGAATGTCGGTGCCTTCGGACACGGCCAGCATGTCCAGGAACGCAGCGACGTTGGTGCCACCGAGGGCGCTGGCGGCGGCGACGGTCATGCGGCCGCTCCTGGTTGCTTGCGAACCAGGGCCAGCAGGGCGTCTATCTGTACGCTCTGCTGGGCGATCTGTGCACGCAGGGCGCTGACCTCACCGCGCAGCTGCCCGATCTCCTGGGCCATTGCCTCGCGTTCGTGCATCAGTCCATCGGCGCGTGTACGTTCGGCCGCGAGTTGTTCCTGCAGGGTGCGCAGGGTGTTGCTGGTGGCTTCGTCGGCGGTGCGGTCGACCTTGGCCGATGACAGCCACTGGCGCAGCCACAACGACACCGCGATCAGCACGCCCGAGGTCCCGCCCAGGTACTTGGCCCAATCCGGCACGCCCGCCAGCAGGTCGCTCTCGTTCATGCGCGTGCGTACCCCTTGAGCAGGGCCGGATGGACCGCCGGTGGCAGCGCGGTGCGCGCACCGCGCAGGGCGCGCTTGATGGTGGTCTGTGAGACGCCGAACTCACGCGCGACATGCTCGCGCGGCATGCCGCTGGCGACCGCGCGGGCGATCTGCTCACGGCGTTCGTGCGCGCCGGCGGCGAAGCAGGATGCCAGGAACAACAGTTCGCCGCCGAAGTGCGCGACCAGCCGCCGGGCGGCGTCGTGGCCAAGGATGTCGATCAGCCGATGCTGGTCGGGCAGGGTGGAGGGGACGTAGACGATGACGCGGTGACGGCCGGTGGTGCTGGAGGTGGTCGGCGGCCACGCACGCACCAGCGTAAGGGCTGCGGATTCGCCGATGACCTCGGCCAGGGTCTGGATACTGTCGGGCAGGGCGTTCATGGAGGATGTCTTCAGTGGCATTGATCTCCACTGTTGCCATCCCGCCTGTCCAGTCAACACCTTTCATCTACTTTTATATCGGTGCGCTGAAGACGTTCAGTGGTGCGCGAGGACGGGTGAGGAGCACGACACGCCTGCTTGCAGTGCGCCGTATCCGCTTGCACCGACCGCTGGTGTTTTCCTGTAGATCCGTACTCGCTGTCCTCACCTGGCAGGAACAGAGGCAGATCAAGGGGATGGGGCAGGTACAGGGTGAGGACGGCCCCCCGCCGCATGGCCTCATGCGCCGTGTACTGGCCGGAAACAAAAAAGCCCCGGACGATGCCGGGGCTTCAGGACTGCAGGAGGCGCTGGATCAAAGATCGAATACCAGGTTGCCGCCGGTCTTGCGGGGGATGTACCCGGCGTCGCGCAGCCAGCGTGCCGCGTTGACCTGGTCCATGCGCTTGACCGGGAAGCGGTTGGCGAACATCAGGAAGCGCGCCACGGTGATCGACTCGCCCTTGCCCTTCAGGGCCGCGAGGGTTTCGACGAACCATGGCGCGGGCGGTTGCTGGTTGCCCGGGCGGGCCACGGTACGCGCCTGCTGGGCGCTGCCAGCGCCTGCCCGGGCAGTGGCCAGCGTGCACAGCGAGATGAAGATCGCATCCAGGCTCACGTTGTCCTTGCTGCCCTTGGGCTGGGACTTGAACAACTCGATGGCCTTCAGGCGCGTCGACGTGAACTGTTCGACCTCCATGGCGTTTCCTCTTTGCGAAATGGGTTGGGGATGCAGGGTGACGACAGGTGTCGTCGGTGATGGGGGATGACCTTACATCATTTCCGCCGATGATGGGTCGTGGCCTGCGGTGGGTTCAGCGGATGGGGCGGGTAGCGGGTCCTGATTACGGATCAGATCACACCGCGTGCAAGCAGCTGGTCCAGCGATCTGCGGACCAGATCGGCCGGGGTACCGTCGTTGTCGACTTCGATGTCGACCAGTTCATGCGGCAGCGGCTGCTCGCTGGCATGAGGGTCGCTGCTGCAATGGCCCGGGCGGTTGACGCGGATCACGACACCACCACGACGCCGGATCGCGCGGGCCTCATTGGCGAAGCGGACGTCGGGTACCAGCCCGCCCTCGGGCAGGCGTGCGAACAGCGAGCGTACCCACAGTTCGGGATGGACGCGGTCACGCCCCCATTCGGTACCGGCGGCCTGCATCAGGTGGCGCGGGGTGAGTTCGGCCAGCCAGTCGATGGCGTCCTCCTTGCGGCGGTCCAGTTCGTGCAGGGAGAGCCCAAGGAGAGAGGCGACGAACTGCCGCAGTGGGGCCGTGAAGCTGTCGCGTGGCAGCGCCAACGCCGATGCGAGTCCATTGGCGAGTGTGTCCTTGCCCGAGCGCTTGCTGCCGGCGATGCCGATGTAGAGCGGTACACGTGCGCGCGGCGCCGGCCGCAGGGCGATGCTGCCCAGTGCAGGGCCGGCACGGAACGCGGCCAGTGTGTCGGCAATCATGCGATGACCGCTGTCGAGGGAGGCGGGAATCATGCGGAATCTACTCCTGGAGAAATGCGGCAGGTGCCGGAGGATCAGGAATCGCGGCCGGCGAGGCTGCGGGCGCGGAGGATGCGCTGGGTGATGCGACCACCCCGGGCCGCCGCGGCGATCGGGTCAAAGCACAGCATGGCGGTGCGGGTACGTCGGCCGGCAGCAAGGTGGTCGCGGATGGTCCGCTCGGACAGCACCGGTACCCGCTGATGGATCTGCTGCACGGTCAGCTGCTCACCTTCGAAGGCATGCAGTCGGGGATGAGGCATGGCGGAAGCGCTCCTGGAAGGTGGCGGGCCGATACAGCCATCTTGCCTCTGCAGATGGTCTCAGTCAACACCTTTCATCTACTTTCATCGTGACGTGGTCGGCCGGACGGGCTGGCGGTCCACAGCCGCAATGCCGCTGCTGCCAGGCGCTCGCGCTCAACCGCGCCGCGTGCCGCCAGGACACCCTCGAGATACTGCTGGCGATGTCGGCGCGGACTGACCGCCGTCCAGCGCCCGTCGTTGCCCATGCGCCGGTAGCCGTCCAGTTGCAGCAGGCGACGTGCTTCGTAGTGCAGGCGCCAGTCGTCGCTGCTGCTGTCAACGTCGCGACCATCATGGATGCGTGGCATCTAGAACGGGCCTGCCGCATGCTCGGCGAGACTGCGTCTGCGCTCTGGCATCAGCCAGACCTTGGCACGCTCCTTGCCCACCACGCGGGTGCGTACGCCATGGCGTTTGACCACGTAGGCGGCGGCCTCGTTCACCTCGCGACGGTTGGGCTTGTCGATGCCCACCGCGATGACGATCTCGGTGGCGCGGTAATGCGCGCTCCAGTGTTCGGCAGGGAGCGACCAGTCGAAATGGCGATCGATCAGTTCGGCGATCGGCGAGATGGGTTCGTGTTCGCTGTTGGTGGCATTCAGCGCATCCAGTTCCTCGGCACTCAAGTGCCAGGTCTCGCCCCCGCAGTACAACGCATGGGCCTCTGCCCAGACCTGCTGCATGTCGATCCGCGCCGGTTCGCCCAACGCTACGGCGTGCACGGTCCACCAGCGGGTGTTGCCGGTGGCATCGCGCAGGAAGCGTTCGTCGTTGACACTGGCAAACAGGATGGTGCGCCGTGCATAGCGGGATTCGGTGCGCGCGTAGGGGCGGCGGATCTCGTCATGGCTGCGCGAGATGAATGATTTCAGCGCCGCGATATCGGTACGGCGGAAGGTGGCATCGACTTCGCCCAGTTCGACGATCCACTTGGAGATGACCTGCTTGACGCTGTCCTTGTTGGCCGGATCGAGCACCACCCCGTCAGCGATCAGTTGCAGCTCCGCCGGCGCCAGTTGCCGTGCCCAGCGCGTCTTGCCCAGGTTCTGTTTCGAGACGAACGTCAGCACGCCACGCGCGACCACGCCATCGGGCTCAAAGGCGGCCGCCACGCCGGAAATCAGCCAGCGCCGCATCAGGACCTCCTTCAGCACGCGGCCGTCGGCCATGCGCGTGGGCTGGGCTTCCTGCACGGTGTCGAAGAACGCCTGCAGGCGGGTCTGGCCATCCCACGGCCGTGAGGTGATCCAGCTGGCGGCGGGATTGTAGGGATTGGCTTCGGCCACCTGGCACAGGTTGGTCTCGAAGCTGGCGGTGGCCATGCCGGCGCGGTGCATGCAATCCATCACTTCTCCAGCCGCGACCTCCTTGGCGTTGTCCACGGTCGTCTGCAGCCCAGGGACCAGGATTTCCAGATCCTTGCGGATGACGTTGTAGCGCACGGTCACACCGGTACGGCGGCACAGCTCGGCCAGGTTGCGGGCCGTTGGCAACGGCCGCCCGCGCGCGCTGGTGTCGGGAAACGGGGTGAAGGCATCGAATGCGGACAGGTTGCCAGGCACCTGGTAGCGCGCGCTGTCCGATGACGGCGCATCGTCCCGCGCCACGTCGTCGCCTGCCGCGGGCGGCGCGGGAGGCAACAGCTGGATACGCACGGCGTCCAGCCCTTCACGCAGATGCAGGTCGTTGAAGTCGGTAGGACGGTCATCATCGCCATGCAGCGCAGCGAACTCGGGCCAGACTACGCGGGCATCGATGTCTGCAGCGGTCCGCGTGGCCAGAGTGACGCCAGGGTTGTCCAGTGGCTGCCGCGTCCACTGATCGTTGTCGGCACATAGCACGAACGACGCGTCCGGCATGGCGCCGCGCCAGGCCTGGCCGACCGGGCCGAGGTTGCCCGCATCCCAAGCCACTACCACACACCAGCCGGTGGCCTGGTGGATGGATTCGGCCGTGGCGTAACCTTCTGCAATGGCGATCGGCTGGCCGGGGACCGGCTTGCCGATGACATGGAAGCAGCCCTGCTTGCGGCCGCCGGAAAGAAAGTCCTTGTCGCGTCCGAGTGCCGGATCCATGCGGGGAAAGATCGCCTGCAACGAGACAATCCGACCCGCACTGTTCATCACCGGCACCAGCAGGGCATTGTCGATGTGGCGGAAGACCAGCCCATCGCTGTTGCGCACCAGCCATGGCGCCACACGCAGGCCATGTGCGTGGATGCCCTTGCGTATGAGATAGGGATGGTGGGCATCCGCGGGAATGGCGCGGTTCCACAGCACGTTGGCCACCTTGGCGGCGGCGTCCTCGCGCTCGCGCTGATCCCGTTCGCGCGCGTTGCGGGCCGCCTCCTGGCGTTGCCGGATGGCACGCTGCTCGGCGGCGCTCAACGCGGTCGGCGATTTCGCGCACCAGGCATGGCGGATGCCGGTCCGCCAGCTGCCGAACTCGCCGGCCGGCACGTGGTCGCCAAACAACACCGCCCAACCATTGCGTGTGCCACGACGGTCGCCTTCCACATGGAAACGCACCAGCGTGCCATCGGCGTTGAGCGCGTCGCGGCCGCGCGCGTCCGGCACGATACCGTGCGCGTGCATGGCCTGCAGGAACGCGGGAACGATGTCCTGCGTGGGATGCGGTGTGTGCATTCGACGGGGCCCCTGGGAACGTGGATCGGTCCACGGCGGCCGATGGTGGCCAACGTGCTGTGCAGTACCTGGCGTGCGCAGGCCACGCAGCGGCCGACCGACGCAGTGTGGTCAGGATGTGATGGGAGGTAGTGACACGGTCATGGTGTCGGAATGAGTGTTCAATTGCAACACCTTCCAGCACCTTGCATCCCCGGTCGCGAACAGGCCGGCCGGTACTCGTTGGATCTGTGATGACGATCCGCAGATTGCTGTGGTCGCGCCGGTGCGTCGCAGTTGGCGAGAACCGGTTTTCGGATGATGTGATCGCCGTCAGCGACGGCCCTTTGTTTCTCTCCATCGCGCCTTCGGGCGCCCGTGCACAAGGAGCCTGCATGCCTGAAATCCACTGCAACCACGAACACCAATCCGCCGCGGAGTCCATGTCGTTGACGGTCGTTGCGACGTTCTCAATCGGTGCGACCACCCCTCGATAAAATACAACCCGCATGACGGACACCATCGACGAAGCGCAGGAAATGGAAGCGCGCCACCTGCAACGCGCCCTGGCCCAGCACGCAACGCGGGCCAGCAACGTTGCCCCTCTCACTCCCATGGGGGAATGCCACAACCCGGACTGCAGCGAAGACTTCGACAACGATCCGGCAAGGCTGTTCTGTGGGCCTGCCTGTGCCGAGCGTTTCGAAGCCATCCATCAACACCGCAACGCATAG